CACATTATCAATCTTCTGTTCTCTGCGTTTCTTCAAAAGTTTCCGATTACCATTAGTATCTTCGAGCGTTATACAGTTTCCCATGGCGAACGACATCAGAGATTCGTCGAACATTAGCATCCGATCCTCTGATAGTTTCTTCAACTCTCCTAATGGCACCGATTCCGTTCGTGCTCCCTGGCGTACTTTCACCAACCCAAAAGGACCGTTCTCAGTTTCCCAACGAGATACAAATTCTGCGGCGTTATAAGGGTCATATCCGAAACAACGTACGTCGTATTGGCAATTTAGAATGTACTGATCAAGGTCTTCATAAACTTCCATCATCCTAAGCACGGTACCGTCTAGAACAATGAGACTGCCCTCTCTGATAAACTCGTCGTATTTAGTTCGCATAGCGCCAGGAAGTTTATCCAGTGTTCTAGATGTTATATAACTTCTGGTCTTCACTCCGAAACTACCGTCTCGAAGGGGGAATATGAACGTAAACGCACAAAAGTCATCGCCTTGAGAAAGGTCTGCGCCTAAAGCACAAGGGCATCCCCAGAAACTTCGTGACGGATGGGGCAACGTTTCCTCGTAAGTAAAGAAATATGTGTAACCCTCCATAGGGATTCCGAAGCGTTTTGCGAGAATGTCATTGCGAGCGGCCGGAGCGTTCTCAGCTCTTTCTACTTCAAGTTGATACGTCTCGTATGAAACTGTTTTATCTAGATTCGGGTTTGCCTTCACCCACAATTCCGGTCTTGCTACCTCTTCGACACTATCGAGTTTATACCACCAGATAGACACATGCGGATTGATGTAATTTCCTTTAAGAATGTCTCTCAATTCCATTTTGATTGTATCGCCGGCACCGTTCCGAACAGTTCCTTCTGAACTCGTTGCGACAATCAAGTAATCATCTACCTTAGATGCTCCCTGCTCAATAGCGCCGATTACATCCTCCCGAATGTCTCCTGATAACCACTCGTCAACAGTTGCGACTTTGCATCTCAGGCCCTGGAGTTTATTTATACTCATCGGCCTTACTTCGAGTAATGAACCTGTTAGAAAGTTCTGTATACCTGCTTTCGTGGGAGCAAGCTTCACTCGGTTCGCCTTGGAACCAGTCGTATTCTGTAGGCTCCCTTCGGTTAGAAACTTCATCAACGGTCCTCTAGCACGGGTAATTGATGTTCTTATAGGCGACATCACCTCGTCTGATTGCTTCATAGTCGGGGCAGTTGCAATCTGGTGGGTTGTAGAGGTATCGATGTTAAGAAAGTAATTCTGGATGCATGAGCCGTACATTGATTTCGCCGCGCCCCTTGCTATGATAAGATATTGTTTGTTGACGAGTCGCTTCTTAATCATCTTGGTTGTATACCCTCCGCCGTGCCCCCTCTTATCGGGAACATAAACAGACCTCTCAACAAAATAGTACCATCCGAACACTTGCTCAGCCCACAGTTTAAAGGTGTCCAGTAAAGTTAAATCGGTTCCGTCCGTCAATGTTAACTCGTTGTTGCAGTAATTGATGAAACCGTCTATGGCTTTGTCGTCGTAATAAACTCCGGGGTTTGCAATTAATGCGTCAATTCGGTTCATCTCAAGTGCGATTTCTTCGCAGACCGGAATATCGCCTCGTATTACGGCATCGCGAAAACGGCCGTAATATAAAGGAACGGCTGTATTTGACAATGCCATAATAGTTCACCTCGTTTTTTTATTACTCCTAAATTCATCCCATGTAGTTCCAGGGATCCATGTTTCGTCTGTTTCGATACGAATTCTGTTCTCCAAATCAGAAATAATGCTGTCATATGCAGTTTGCTTGGAGCCTGTAGGGGTGTCGAATATCATTTGAACTTTCATACAAATATAAGTCTTAACGAATTCGAGATTGTCCGTTTTTTCCAGCGCAAACAAATCATCCCAGGTTTCAACCGCTCCTGTAATAGAAAATGCCTTAGAACCAAATCCAAGCTGAAACAATACGGACAACACGGCATTTGTATCGACAATCAATTCATCATCGAAATGTGTGTAATCCGGATGGATTCCAAGATGCTTCTTCACTGTATCCAGTATGCTACCCATACGGAACCTGCCTATTCAAACTCGACGAATTCTTTCGAAATAAATCCGGGGAACCCTGCAAAATTTACAGAAATAAAATCGCCGAATTCGTCAGACTCTGTAAACTCTGTAAACACGCTCCCAATACCAACATGGCATACCGTTGCCGCACCGGAATATGGAGCGTCTAGAATCTTAACCTCTCCGGAAGTGTTACATTTCGTCACGCGGGCTATTTTACTCGCTGGCTGTGTTCTCTTTTTCAGCTCCGGCTCTTTAGCAATGTTCTTCGTTTCCTCGACATTAGTTTTGTTTTTGTCCATTTTATGTCCTCCATGGTATCGTATCGTTCTTGCTTCTTTCGATAACTTGTTCGTATGGCTCCCCGCCGTAATGTATTGCGTTGTGGGTTCTGAATGACACGCAGATTAGATTCTCCAAATCGAACAGGTTCTTGTCTCGATTGAGAATCATGTCTTTTGTTACACGGTTTAGATGATGAATATAGATTCCACCGTGTATCGGATAATCAGGAACCGCAAGATCACAACCATCGTCACGAACGATTACCAAGTTGCGAATACGCTTCCACTCCGATGAATGATACAGAACCTGATTTAAATATCGGTCATGACCAAACGTGTCTTCTCCAACTACTGCGTCTGTTTGTAAATATGCTAACCGCTCTTTGAAGGTTGTTAGCCTGCATAGTTCGGAATATGTCTTAATCATTGTTACCGCTGTAGATCTTCATTGCGTTGAGCGCATCTTCATACAGTTCCTCAATTCGTTTTGCGGATTCGAGATTCTCGGCTTTAGCGATTAGTAGTTTGTTCTCGCGTTTCAGTTTTTCCATCTCGAGTCGCTCCTTTGAAGAACCAAGCTTCAGATAATGTGTAATGACCTGAGACGATGCTGTTCCATCGAGCAGTTGCTGTTCAGCTAAATCGATTGCCAAAGATATCATTTGATTTTCTCTGGCCTCAGGAGTCATTGCCGTTGCTGGTTTCTTTTTCTTGTTACTTTCTTTAGTTGTTTTCATAGACTTTGCTTCCTTTCATTGTTAAGGCGCTTCTCGTGAAGGCATAGGCAAATGTAGCGAACCTGAAAGGAGCGAAAAGTAATTCGTAATCCTTTGGCCATACCTCCACGAGAAGCGCCTTGCATAATGCCGAGGACAAAGTCCCTATAGGAATAACGGCATAAAAAAATACAGATCGTTATAGACCTGTAATAAACTATTTCATTGCGAGAATGCCGTGGTGCTGCAAGTATGTGTTCTGTTTATAATAGTATGTCATAACTTTTTACATGTTTCCATTTAGTTACATCAACTTAAAATCCACTTTTAGGAACGATCCTCGTATTTCTAGAAGGCAATTTTGTTATCTGGTAAAGAGGGTGCTCCTAAAACTTTCCGCCGGAGAAATTTTGAAGACCGGCGCGATGATGGGGTGGGGTGCAAAATTTGCTACCCCCTCCCCCAGTCTTCTGGTTTTGTTTTTTTGTATTTTCCAGTGACATCCAGTCTGATTATGTCGTCCATAGCTCTGTCTATCTCCTCATCATTGTCTTTTTCGCTAATGTTTTGTGAAGTTTTAGCAATTCTCGCAAGATAGGAGCAGGTGTGGTAGCCTTGTGTCTCGTCAAAGTTGTACCAATCTTCGAACTGGCTGAACGGATCATAAGGATTGTCTGTCGTCGTAAGCATTACTTCTGACATTATCATTCTCCTTTTGCCTTTAGATTGTATGTACCGTTGTCTTGTTATCTATGAACGCAAAGCTTTATTCAATGTGCTCACAGATACTCCAAGCATCTTAGCAACCTCAGCCTGTGTGTAGTTTCCATTAAGTAGCGACCGTGCATAAGACAGCTTACTTGCGGACAGCCCTCTAGTTTCCCTCGGCGTTGCAAGTTCTTTAACTCTGTCAAGATTGGTATTATTGAGAATACTCTTCAGCTTTGTCTTACTTATAGCGCCGCTCTGAATAGCCTCCCATTCTTTATCGGTAATATCAATCTTATAGGACTTATGATCGGACGTATTTGTGAACTTTCCTACTCTTTGTCTAGCCGCAGTCATCGCCTGTGCTTTAACTCTTCTCTTTTCATCGGAGTCCATACCGGGATTATCTTTGATCTTAGCATTAGCTATCTCTGTGCCGATAATAAGGGCCTGTCTTTCAAGAGGCTTATTTTTCATCGCTATATTTAATTTCGCATTGAGCGATTCCACCTCTGTAGAATATGCCCTTGTAGCCGCAGGCGATCTTGCAGGCTCTTCAGTAGTACGTTGTACTCTGCGAGCTTCATTTCCAAGCGCCTTCATCTTATTTGCATAATCCGCGTATGTCTTTTCCATAACAGTCGGCTTAACTTTAGAAATAAGGGAATTAGCGTCGTCAGTCTCAGCCATTTTGGTGGACTTAATGGTCCTTGTTATTTCTTTTCCGGTGTCCCTCCAAATAGGTTCGCCTTTCAAATATCTTTTATATTCGTCAGCGGTCATCTTAGACGGTTCTGTAATCTTCTGGATTTTGGTATAAGTCTCTCCAGTTTCGCGATATACTTTTTTCCCCGCATTCCAATCAGCCAATTCCTTATCCGTCATCTCTTTGGTGTTCGTAATCTCCTTGCGATATGGGACTCGAAGTTCAGATTTGGATTTAGATATGAGAGTAGCAGCACCTTTTTGAGGACCGCCTTGATATATCTTTTTTAGTTCTGCGATATTATTATCAGAATACGATTTCGTGTAGTTCAATTTATGCTTCTCAGCATCGATAACTACCATCGAATGCTTTACAGCTCTTTCCAGGTGTTCTTCTTTTGCTCCTGCAAGGGTCATATCCGTAATAAGATTAGATATCTTTCCCATTTCAAGCTGGGTGTTGCGCGGAGTCATTACTTTCATACCGTCGACTGCCGGATATGCTTCTTTCGGTTCGAAATCTTTTAAACCCTCTAATGGCGCCTGGGTGTTGATTTTTACTATCTCTCGACCTTTAGCATCCTTGACCGGAATAACCAGAACGGTGTCGCCATCAAAATCTGCTCCAGAAAGTCTGGCTGCAACCTTTGGGTTAATGCCGACGGCATCTGTAGCGTTCTTAATAGTCTTTTCAGCAGAGCGATTCTTGTTGTTTACGACAAGTGTAG